GCGTTGCGCGGTGAGGGTGTAAACTTTTTGGTTATAGATGAAGCGGCGACTATTCAACGTGAAGCATGGGAGCAGGCTTTACGTCCTACCTTGTCGGATAAAAATGGACGCGCGTTGATAGTTGGCACACCGAAGGGTCGAAACTGGTTCTATGAATTGTATTCGCGCGGATGCGATCCGGAGCAAACAGAATATAAAAGTTATTCATTTCCAACGTGGACAAATCCACTTATTCCGCAAAGTGAGATTGAAGAAGTTAGGCGTTCCCTTCCTGCCGATGTATTCCGGCAAGAGTATGAAGCGCAATTCTTAGAAGACAGTGCCGGAGTGTTTCGTAATATTCGAGAATGTATATCGGGTCAATTTCAAGAGCCGATAAAGGGAAAGCAGTATTATATCGGATGGGATATTGCCAAACATCAAGACTTTTCTGTGCTGGTCTGCATGGATTCAAATAGGCACGTCGTGGCGTTCGATCGGTTTAATCAGATTGACTATTCGTTGCAATTGTCGAGAGTGTCAGCGATGGCGGAAAAATATCGTGCCAGTGTGCTAATGGATTCAACAGGTGCAGGAGATCCGGTCATGGAACAGCTTCGGGCGCGTGGGGTCAGCGTGCAAGGTTATCACTTATCAAGCCAGTCAAAGCAACAACTCATAGAACATTTGGCGGTGGGAATTGAACAACGCTTGCTGACATTTCCGCAGATTGATGTATTGATTAATGAATTGCAGATATATGAATACGAAATGACAAGAGCCGGAAACGTGCGATACAACGCACCTAGTGGATTTCATGACGATACTGTCATAGCGCTAGGATTGGCGTATTGGAAGTCAAAGCAGACACCTGCCATCATGTTCTAATTTTGCGCTATAATAATAAGAGTTAAAATAAATGAAACGGAGGTGAGCGAGTGGGCATTTTTGACTTTCTAAAGAAAGACAAATGGCGGTATGTGATGCAAGGTAATTTCGACAAGCCAGTTTGGAACACGCAAAAAGATAAGCAATTCATAACTGAAGGTTATAACAGAGTGGTATGGGTATATGCCTGTGTCAGCGCTATTTCCGGCGCTGTTTCATCCGTACCTTGGTTGCTTTATCGTAAAGGGCGTGGCGGTCGTTTAATCGAGATTACAGACCATCCTATTCTAACCATGTTGAACAGTAAAGCAAATCCGCACATGAGTGGAAAGGACTTCATTGATTATTGGTCGACTTATTTGGCGATTGAGGGAAAATTTTATGCCGAATATAGCAACCCGAACGCACCAATGGCGATATATCCTTTATATCCGCACTATATGTACCCAATTCCGCATAGAACGGAATTTATTGGCGGTTATGAATATCGACTAGATACACCGATTTTGTACACGCCGGAAGAAATTTTATGGTCTAAATTCAATGATCCGCTAGACGTTTATCAGGGGCAAAGTCCGATTCGAGCATTAAGCCGGACAATTGATACCGAGAATGAAGCGGTAGATTGGAATAAGTCAACGTTACAAAATGCAGGTGTTCCGGCAGGTGTCTTTCAAATTCAGAATCCATCGCCGGAGTTACAGGAAACGTTGCGCGAAGAATGGCGCAAGCGCTATGCTGGCGGATCAAATGCGCGTATTCCGTTGATCCTAAATGCTGACAAGGCGACGTATCAGCAAATTGGATTGAGTGCTATGGATATGGACTTCTTAAATCAGCGCAAGGTAAACCGCACCGAGATTTGTTCCGCGTTCGGTGTTCCATCGCAAATTGTCGGAGATCCCGAAGGACAGACGTATTCAAATTACGGAGAAGCGCAAAAAGCATTTTGGGAAAATACCGTTATCAGTCGCTATTTGGATCATATATTAGACAAATTGCAATCTGATTTGTTGCCGCGTTATTCGGATTCTCTCGTTTTGAAATATGATTTAACTGGCGTTGGAGCGCTTAAAGAAAACGAGGATAAAAAAGCAACACGAATCCGCGAACTGTGGAAAGCCGGACTAATTAAACGCAACGAAGGGCGTTACGCGTTGGATTACGAAGACGATCCAATTTCAGGGAATCTTTATTTCAATGAATTAGCAGTCGGAACAGCTACAGCGCCGCTTCAAGAAGTTGAACAACCAGCGCCAATTCAACAGCCGGAAGAGGTTGAGCCGGAAGAAATGGAAGATCCGGAAGAAATCGAACTCGAAGATGGTGACGAGGAAGAAGAAGCTACCGAGATTCAGATTGAAATTGCAAAAAAAAAAGTACCTACAAATTTTCCGGTAGCCGGAGAGGATAAAACCATTTCGCTTGCTAATAGTCAGTTTGAATTGTTCCCTTTGGATTATGCCGAAGATTTGCGAAATAATTTTCCTGATATTTGGGCAAAAGGCGGCAATATTCAAGGAAACGATACCTATAGAGTTATTCGCCGCGTTCGTGACGAAGGTAAGTCTGCTGATGAGTTGACACCTAACGATATTGAGATAATTCGGATGCGTGAAGCGTGGTCAGCGCGTCATTATCGGGATCATAGGTTGGCTGGCGTTATTGCGCAAGTCAAATGGCACATGGTTGGTTCGCGTGGATTGGATCACATGAAATCAGTAATTCAAGATGCAAAGGACAAGCAAAAGAAATCGGTCGATATGTCGCCGGATGAAATGAAATCATACTGGAAGCGTATTGATTCCGAACGTGAGCGCTATATCCAAAAAACGAAAAGAGAAATCAAGCGCTATTTTAGTGAACAAAAAGACGACTTAATGAAGAAGTTGAAAGGTGCATCGCCATTTGAAGCCGAGCGCCTGACGGATCAAGTCATAACTGCCACAAGTAAAGATTTGCGCAATATCTTAATTGCAATGAATCGTGCGGTTATCGATCATTTCGGCAAACAGCAGTATAACGATTTACGCCGCGAGAAGATGCACACGAAAGCATTTGAAGCCTATACAGATGATTTGTTGTATTGGATCACGCTAAATGTAGGAAACGCGGTTGTGCTGATTGACGACACAACGCGCGCCGAGATTAAAAATATTATAATGATGGGCATTAATGCAGGATGGGCGATTGGTGATGAAGAAACGCCGGACACCATCGCCTATGCAATCGGGCAATTGTATTTAGATCAGATTATCCCGAATCGTTCGGAGACCATCGCACGAACAGAAACAATGACCGCCGCGAACAAGGGGAGCCTGTCAGGAGCGCAACAAGCGGAATCCGAATTTGGTGCAAGGTTGCTGAAGATTTGGATTCCAACACAAGACGGTGATACACGCGATACACACGCGGAAATGTCTAGTCATCCAGCAATAGCATTGACAGCGAAATTCCGCGTTGGTCAATCACTTGGTGAATATCCGGCAGACTGGGAATTGTCAGCGCGTGAACGAATCAATTGTCGTTGTGCAGTAGGTTATGTGAGAGAAAGAGAAACGGAGGTGTAGCAAATGCAATATAAAGCGAGTCGATTTGAATTAAAAGCGGCTGGAGATAACACGATTGAAGGTTACGCGGCTTACTTCGGAAACGTGGACAGCTATGGCGATATCATCGAACAAGGCGCTTTCACGAAAACACTGAAAGAGAATAGCGGACGCGTAAAGGTGTTATGGCAACATGACACAAGCGAGCCGATTGGAAAGCCGATTGCAATGGAACAGGATTCGAAGGGTTTATATATCAAAGCCAAAATTAGCATGACGGACACCGGAAGAAAAGCCATGGAATTAATGCGCGATGGTGTTATCGACGAAATGAGCATTGGTTATGATATAATCAAAGACGAGTATAAGTCCAAAAATCGTATGCTTAAAGAGTTGCGGCTATGGGAGTTTTCTCCCGTAACTTTTGCGGCAAATGAAAAGGCGCGTATCACTTCTGCAAAGTCGCTTAGTGAACTTTTGTACGAAGTGAAAAGCGCTGATATTGGCGAAATTAAAAACGCGATCCAAAAACTTAATGAGCTTATCGCACAGCTTGAGCCGGAACAATCCACTCAAAAAAGCGATGATGAGCAACAAGAAGTACAAGCCATTCTGCAAATGATTAGAGGGTTCAAAAATGCCTAGTCCACGAAGCGGCGAGGGTAGAGATGAATTCGTCAATCGTTGCATGGGTGATGCAGAAGCGGTTGCCGATTTTCCCGAAACGGATCAACGGTACGCGGTATGTAATGCGTTTTATGATGAAGGACAAAAAACACAACTTGAAGGAGTGACAACGATGGACGCAATTAAAGAAATTCAACAAGCAATCGGCGAGGCGCTTTCCAATGGCGCGAGCAAAATGGAATTGAAATCGTTAGAGGATCGCCTGATGGAGCGCCTTAACAATCAAGCAAAGGATAATGCAGATGCAGACGCGCTTTTCTCCAAATTCCAAACGGAACTTGAGAAAACAAAAGCGGAACTTTCCGAGCAATCCAAAAAATCCGCGTTTACAGCACCGGAGCGCAAAGAAACATTCGGAGAATTCTTGGTCAAAGCGCGTAAAGGTGATGCAGGATTACGCGAAATGACGCGTAAAGCGTTGGGCGAATCCACTGGCGTTGATGGCGGTTTCTTGGTTCCTGAGCAGTTTATGAATGAGGTTGCGCAAGTACGTTTGGAGCGTTCGGTTGTCCGCGGAAGCGGCGCACGCGTTTTGAACATGAACAGCAACATTTTGAAAATGCCAGCGCTTAACGTCGCGAGTAATGCGGCAGGTTCTATCTTTGGTGGCGTTGCGGCTTATTGGACAGGCGAAGCAGAAACCAAAACAGCAAGCGCACCGAAATTCAAGCAAGTGACTTTAGAAGCGAATAAGCTGATTGGTTATGTAGAATCCTCCGATGAATTGAACAATGATGCAATTGTTTCCATGGGCGGATTGCTTCAAGACCTTTTCGCGCAGACAATCGCGTTCGAAGAAGATGTAGCATTTTTGACTGGTAACGGTATTGGCAAGCCGCTTGGAATCCTTAACGCACCTGCGAAAATTGCTGTAACGCGTACAACTGCATCCAAAGTCGGAACTGTGGATTTGGTTGCCATGTTAGCACGCTCTTATGGCTCGCTTGCTAATAAAGTATGGGTTATTAATCAATCGGTATTGCCGGAAATCTACAAATTGAAAGATGAGAACAGCAACTACATCCTGTTGCCAGGTTCGAATTCTACAATCGCAGGAGCATTGCCACAAACGATTTATGGCGTACCAGTTATCGTTACAGAGAAATTGCCAGCGCTTGGAACATCCGGCGATATCTTATTAGCGGATATGTCCTACTATTTGATCGGCGACCGTCAACAATTGACTGTGGATGAAAGCATCCATGTTAAATTCCAAACGGATGAAAAATCATGGCGTTTCGTTTCACGCGTAGCAGGTCAACCATGGATTGATTCTGCAATTACACCACGCGCTGGCGGTTCTACACTTTCGCCATTCGTAACATTGACATAATAAAAGGGAGGTCAAAAAAATGCCAAATGCAAAAATCAGCGAACAAGTAACAATTTCAGAAGCGATTTACCCACGCGTTAGCGCGGCAGTATCATCCAGTACACTCGTTGACATGAGCCAATTCGGACGATTCGCGGCGGTTGTATCTCATGGTACAGCAACAACAGCGAGTACAATGGTTGTGCAAATTTGGGAATCCACCGCGGCAACATGGGCGGGCGCGGTTGCTACCTTGTTGTCCACGACTACAGTTAGCGTTGCAACAGCTTCTACAAATGTAACAACTGTAGATGTGCTGAACACTGACATCACAGAAGGCAAGCGCTACCTTGGAGTGTACGTTACCAAAGTAGACACAGCTTCTTCGATCAGTGCAATTAACGTACAGGGCAATGATCGTTACCAAGGATAATAATTAGGCGCGATTCGCGCGTATCGGGGAATAGTTGACGAATGACAAGGCGGAGCCTGTACCGCTTTTCCCCGATTTTTTACAGGTACACACAATTACAGGAGCGTGTGACAAAATGACAGAGCAAGAGAAGCAACAAACAATGAAAATTATGATTGGTATTCCAATGAGTAGACCAATTGAATTTCGCGTTTTTGAATCGTTCGTCAAAATGGCGAATCAGCGCGGACACCATGAATACAGCTTCTGCATGACACAGAATTCACTTGTTCATGATGCAAGGGAATCAATCGTGGAGCAGTTTCTAAAATCAGAATGCGAAGCGCTAATGTTTATTGATTCTGACATGGTCTTTCATCCATTATCAATTTACTATTTGGATCGCCACAAACTTCCGTTTGTAACTGCTAAAGCGTTCAAGCGCGTTCAACCATATCAGCCATGCTTTTATAGCAAGATCGAAGAACAGCCGGATGGGAAATGCTATTTGGAATCGCCTGTCGAATATGGCGAAGGATTGCTTCGGATTGATGGCGCTGGGATGGCTTGTTGTTTAATCCGGCGCGAAGTATTCGAGAAGGTTTCAAAGCCATACTTTTTCCCACGCGATGGATGGGGCGAGGATTTATCCTTTTGCTATAAATTAAAACAATCCGGAATCGAAATGTATGTCGATACCACTTTACAGTTTGGGCATTTGGCACAAGTGCCGATTTTCGAAGAAGACTTCCGCGAGTATTACAATAAACACAAACATGAATTAGGCACATTATATGTCGAAGATCGAGGCGATGGCTTATGAAGCGTATCTTGTTAGGCGCGCCAGTTAGACAAGATCACCTGACATTTTATAAATATCTCAAGGCAATTCGTCAACTGGATACCACTGGTGTTCAAGTTGACTTATTTTTTATATTGCATAATTCGCCGAGGTTAAAACGATTTTTGAAACCGTCACAGTATATCGAATTTACAAGTCAAAACGAATATAGGCGCGATGATGAAACGCACCACTGGACAGGCGAGAATTTGAAAGATGTAACCAAGATGAAAAACGCGTTATTGCGGCACACGATTGAAAATCGATATGACTATTTTTTTCTAGTCGATTCAGATTTGATTTTACAGCCGCAGACGTTGCAAACATTGTTAAGAGCAAAGCAGGAAATCGTTGCAGAAGTGTTTTGGACACAATGGACACCGGAAGCAGATGAACAGCCGAACGCGTGGATGTATGATTTCTACTCATTTGCGTATGATCGGCAGTATGAGCAATTTCGAAATGCTGGATTGCATCAAGTGGGAATGTCAGGAGCGTGTATCTTAATTAAGTCCGAAGTTATCCGCGCAGGTGTAAATTATTCGCCGATTTATAACGTATCTCATAGTTTGTGGGAGGATCGTGCCTTTTGTATTCGGGCGGCGGTGCATGGCTATAAAATTTGGCTTGACACAACGTGTCCACCGGAACACCTTTACAGACAAAAGCTAGTAGCGCCAAGCAATAACAAGGCAAAGCAATCACATTTGAGGAAGTAGGCGAAAGGTCATGACAAGAAACAGCATTGAATCGAGATCATTCGCACGAAAGTCGATCGAGTACGAACACGCTAGAATTCACGAGGGTTTCGGATTCGATTGTGATATCGAATTTACTTTATCAACAACGGTTCCGAAGTATTATCATATTCGCACCGGAGCGGATGAAATTCACTTGAAAGATATTGTCATAACGACAAATAAGCCCGAAGTGAAGCTGTATTTGTACACGAATCCGACAGTTGCACTAAACGGAAGCCCGACACAAGAAACCATTTTCAATTCTGATGAAGACAGCAACAACGTTTCATCCATGCAAATTTACAATAATAGTACGGTGACTGCGGACGGTACAAAAAGAAAAGTTTACTATTTATCAGGATCAACTGGGATTGGTCATTCATCTTCTGGTGAAGCATCTGCATTTGGTTCATGGGAAATCATTTTGCTACCGAACACAGACTATTTAATTAAGATCATTCGCATTGTTTCGGATGGCGATACAACCGGAGTATTCAAGTTGCGGTTTTATGAAGAAGACGAAACGCCAATTTAGGAGGTGATTTTATGACGTTTTGGCGGTGGGAATCGGATCAAATCTACAGAAGTAAAACGCCGGATCAATCAATTACAATCAATGCGGCAGAACCGACAAATGAAATTTTAGATTTGACGTTAACAAAAAACTATTTGAAGGTTGACGTTAGCACCGATGATGATTTAATTAATTTAATTATTAAATCCGTTCGAAAGCAGATTGAAAACGAATTGGGTGGCGTGCTGATTGTCAAAAGGTCGGTTACTCAAAAACAAACAGGCGGTATAGAGCAAATCGAACTATTGCGTCAGCCAGTAAATTCGATTACAAGCATTACCTACTATGAATCATTTGATTCTACAGGCGAAATTTTATCGGCTAGTGATTATCGAATTATCGGCAACAAATTGATCCATCGCGATGGATACTGGAAGCAGGGGCGGAACGGTGACGGATATGTCATTGTGTTTAATGCCGGAATCGTTGACGATACCGAAGCGACAGCAGAAGCGGCGACACCTTCAATCAGGCAAGCCGCGTTGCGTTTGGTTGCATATCTTTATGAAAATCGCGAAGAATTTGCCACAACGATTGGCGAAGGTGGATTTTCAATTTCGTACAATACCACAGTTGGCAATGAATTAAAAAATTTATTGTCACCTTACATGGTATCGAGGGCGGTGTTTTAATGCTGACACACCTCAGACAACGAATACAAATTCAAACGCTTACGACAACTGCCGCAGGTGGCGGATGCTTTGAAGAAACATGGACAACTACCGCTACGCGATGGGCGAATGTACAGATTCAACGCGCTACAGAAGAATTTAGTTATGGAAAAGATCAACAAGCTAACACCTACCGGATCATCATGCGTTCCGAAGCGTTCACGAATAAAAATCGGTTCTTGTTCAATGGCTTGGTGCTGACGATCGAAAGCATTAGCGATCCGACAAGCGCAGGGCGGATGATGCAGGTCATTGCGAGGGGTGAAGTTGCATGATTAGCGTTAACCTTAAAGGCGATTTTAAGTTGCGCGATCAACTTCATATTTTATCCGGCTTAATGGAGGATAAAGTGAAAGCGATGATTCTTGAAGTCGCATTTGTCGATGTAGAAACATTTGCGAAAAAAGAAGTACCAGTAGATACTGGACGACTTCGGGCTTCCATTCATACGAAATTCAGAAGCAAGGGCGATGCCAAAGCGTTGCCTTTGCCGGAATCACAGCTAACATTTGCTTATACTTCCGAAGGCGAAACGTATAACGGAACATTGCGAGAGCCGCTAAAGGAATTAGAAGTTATTGTTGGAACGAATGTAGAATACGCTAAAAAAATAAACCGCGAGGGCGGCGGTGGTGTAAATAGCAGAAGTCAGTTACCAAAAGGAACAGGTCAAGGCTATATGGACAAAGCGGCGGCGAATGGTCGAGTTGCTTTACGCAGAGAAGCACAAGCGCTGGTCAATCAAATTGAACGTATCAGCGAGGAAGCAAGGCGGAAGGCTAAAGGCGGTGATGCTTAATGTCTGCGATGTGGGAATGTCAAAAAGCGATATATACCGCTCTATCAAGTGATAACACTTTCATGACGAAGATTGGTTCGCGCTTGTATGACGAGCCACCAACAAACGAATCGTTTCCTTATGTCGTGATTGGTCAAATGACAGAGGGAAAATTTAATAAACTTGGTGCAAAGGGTTTTGAAGTCCAAGCGCGAATAGATATTTACACGAAATCCGGTCGACTAGGTTTTAAGCCTTCAAAAGAAATACAGGTAGAAGTTGACCGCGTTTTGAATTTGAAGCGCTTCAATCTTACAGGCTTCAATATGGTACAATGTTACCTAGAAACAACTGATACCGAACGCGATGAAGATAAAAGGATTATCACATCGCGGTATAATATCCTAGTAGAAATTTTAGAATAAAAAAGGAGATGAATTAAATGGCAACTTTTGCACAAGGCGCAGTATTAAAATTGGGATCAACAACAATTTCTGAAGTAACCTCTATTTCTTCACCAAACTTGACTGCTGATACCATTGACGTAACAACACATGGTTCAACTGGGCGTTATCGCGAATTCATTCAAGGATTGCGTGATGGTGGCGAAATCACTATCGAAGGTATGTACAACACCGCAAGCGCGGCGACGATTGTAACTCAAATCAATACATCATCCACAGTTACCGCAACTGTAGATTTTCAAACAAGCCCAAGCGTTACGCGATTTACAGCTACCGTAATTTGTACAGCGTTTTCTAGCGAAGCGCCTGTAGATGGTGCTATCAGCTATAGCGCTACATTCAAAGTTACTGGTCAGCCTAGCATTGGCACAATTTAATTTAAGGAGTTAACAATATGAGAAAAAATATCTCGATTGCGTTGGACAGGGAACGAAATTTGAGATTAGACCTAAACGCTATGAGTATTTTTGAAGAAGTGACAGGCAAGTCGCTTTTTACAATTGGCGAAGGGTTGCAAGAAGCGAGAAATATTCGCGGTCTATTGTATGCAAGTTTAAAATCAGCCGGAGAAGATTTAACATTGGATCAGGTTGGCGAATTAATTACAATGGATAATTTTAATATCGTATCAGAAACAATTTCCAAACTAATGACGGTTAGTTACGGAAAAAATGAAGATGCAACAGAGGAAAAAAAGTAGAAGCGCCAAATTGGTTGGAGTTATGGTCAATCGGTATATATGATTTGCGATTGTCCGAGGATCATTTTTGGCGTTTAACACTAGCTGAATTTAATAGTTTGTGCCTTCGGCACAAGGAAAACCAACGCGCCGAGTTATTTAATTCGGCGCTTATTTGTTCTGTGATAGCCAATGTGAATCGTGGAAAAGGAAAAGCATTTACACCTTCCGACTTTATGCCAAAAGAAAAATCAAAAAATAAAAAAATGTCAGTGGTCGATATGATAGACGTATTAAAACAAGTAACGCTTGCCAATGGGGGTGAAGTACATTGTTGAATGAATTAATCGTCAAAATTGGCGCGGATATCAGGGAATTTTCCGATGCAATGACAAAAATGTCTGCAAAACTTGAAGCGGCGCGAGATCAATTTCAAGCGGTAGGCGAAACATTGACCGCAAGTGTTACGCTACCATTAGTCGCTGTTGGCGCGGCTTCTGTGAAATTGGCTAGTGATTTTCAAGAATCACTAAACAAAGTCAACGTTGCTTTCGGTTCATCTTCTTCATCGGTTATTGAATGGTCAAAAACTTCGATTGAATCAATGGGACTTGCAAGTGGATCGGCATTAGATGCGGCGGCGTTATTTGGTGATATGGCTACCTCAATGGGAATATCACGCGATGAAGCGGCAAAAATGGCGATGTCATTGACACAATTGGGTGCTGATTTGGCATCATTCAAAAATATTCCGATAGAACAAGCAATGTATGCTTTAAACGGAGTATTCACAGGCGAAACGGAAAGTCTAAAAATGTTAGGCGTTGTGATGACACAGACACAACTTCAAGCATTTGCGCTGACGCAAGGAATAACGAAGCAAGTAGAAAAAATGACGGAAGCGGAATTGGTTGCGCTTCGATATGCTTTCGTGATGGATCGCACAAAAAATGCGCAGGGTGATTTTGCAAGAACGCAAGATGGCGCGGCAAATCAGATGCGAATGTTTACGGAGAATTTGAAGGAATTAGGAAAACAATTGGGTGAAGTTATTCTACCAACTTTCACTAAATTTATTCAAAAAGTAAATGATATTTTGAAAGAGTTTCAAAAGTTGTCGCCGGAAATGAAACAGGCAATCGTTGTTATTGGCGCAATCGTTGCGGCTGTCGGTCCTCTTTTGCTTATTTTGTCTAGTTTAATGACAACGATAATTAATGTATCTACAGCATTGAAGGCATTGTCTGCGTATATGACTGCATCTGCTGCGAGTATATCGGCGGCGCTACCTGTAATTGGTTTAATCGTTGCGGCGGTAGTTGCTTGGGGATATGCAATTAAATCATTCATGGATAATTACGAGAAATTCAGAATCGCTTTTATTTATGCCACTGAATCCATAAGCGCAAAATTTGGCATTATGTATAGTTCTGTAAAGATAATTATAGATAGATTAAAAATTGCTTTTTATGATTTTATGATTGCTACAGTCGGTCAATTTGGTAGCATAGGAGATTCATTCAAGAAACTTCGAAAAGAAGTTGAGGATTCCATGATGGCTGAAAAAGTTAGTTTGATTGCTAAACAATCAGCACTATCCACCGCCGAATGGAGATATCAAACAGAATTATTAAACGAAACAATTAAACAAACAGTCGAAAGACAAAACAAGAATGCCGGAATGACCGATTACATGACAGACCGCACGTTGATTATGACTGGCATGACACAAAAAGCGACTGAAGCAATGGAAAAGCAAAGAAATGCGGCTAACGCCTTAGCGATATCGAAAGGCGATGCGGCTAAAAAATCAAAAGAATTAGCAGACGCACAAGATAAATTAATTAAAGCATCTGTAAAAGCTAGCGATGAATTGGGCGGAAGTATTATTACAGCGCTAAAAAATCGTTATGCGCAAGAAGAACAAATACAGCGCGATTCATTAAGCAAGCAACAAGATCGAGCGCGTTCTAATTTTGACACATTCGTTTCGGACGCTAAAAAAGCCAATGATTTGGTGCAACAATCTTTTCGGGATATGGCGGATCGAAACATTGAACAAATTCGCCGGACTTATGATGAACAAATCATGCTTCTAGATTCATCAACAAAGGCACAATTGCAAGATATCAATACTCAAATTGACGCTATTAATCAGCAAACGGACAGCGAAGAAAAAGCGTTACGCGATAAAGAATTTCAAAAAGCAAAAGCAGAAAAAATTCGTTCATTATCAACTGCAAAAAGCGAAGAAGAACGCGTAAAGATTTTAGACGAATTGCAGGAAATGGATGCAAAGCGCGAGCGCGAACTTTTACTTGAAAAACGCCGAGTATTAATTGACGATTTACGACAACGAGCGGAATGGATTCGTTTGGATGCCGATCGCCAGCGCAAAGAAAAAGAAGAACAAATGCGCAAAGATACAGAAGCCGAACAAACAAAATTGAATAATGATTTGGCTATGCTTCAAACAAATTTTGATAACAAAATAAAAACACGCGAACAAATGCGATTGAATGAAGAAGCCTACTTTGCAAATATCGAAAAGGCTTTATCCAAGCATTATGAAGAAATCAACAAAGAGGATAAATTGCAAGCAGAGGCGCGACAATTATTTTTAGATAGCAATAATAAAAAAGTTATTGAGTTGCTAAACTCATATAATCCTAGCTGGAAAGACGCAGGTAAAAGCTGGGGGCAGTCATTGTTGGATGGTATTGCATCGCAGAGCAAAAATATTGAAGCCGCTATTTCTTCTATCATGTCGAAAGTTGGAAAAGTAACAAGCGCGGCGGCAAATCTTACTAGTGCTAAACCTTCATTTGCTGGCGTTGGCGGTGCAATTGATCCATTCGCGCAAACTGCTTTAATGAATCAACTTCAAAGCGCTAATTTTAATCTATATGTAGATGGAAAGAACATGGCTTCGACAATTGCGCCGCACATGACAGACGCAATTAAAGCGAAAAATAATATAATTAGATAAAAGGGGGTGGCGGCTTGTCACTCTTTCGAATTTTGACGTATCGAAGTTTTGTTCCAACTGAAATATCCGGCTTGCAGGTATGGTTGGATATGTCGAATGTAAGCGGTGCGATTGGATCAACGATTGCAACGTGGACAGATCAAAGTGGAAACGCGCATGATTTTATACAACCAGTAGCGAGTTACCAACCGAGCATAACGGAAATTGGAACAAGTGGACAAAAGCAAGTTTCATTTGGCGGCACTTCGGTTCTATACTGTCCAACTGGATTGGATATCTTAAAAAATACAGCAGGTGGAACAATTTATGCTGTGATTCGTCCATCTAGCGGTTCAATTTGTATTGTTTCCGATGGATTGCGATCCACACGAGCGCGATTACAAATCGGGAACACTTCTACACCGAATCGCTTTACTGCAAGTGGGAAGCGAGTAGATGCAGATCCGAATGAAACAGTTTTGAACGGTGTAGAGGAATACGTTGTGCCAAGGACTTACAACATTCAAGGCGCTATAGCAAATTATAATGTAAGCCTATACAGCTATATTAATTCAAGGTTAGATGATTCGAACGTAACAACATCTAGCAGTGCAAACACAAGCAACACAGATTCGGCGGCGGTGATGGTGGGTGTAGATTGCGAAACGCCATCTGCATCGTTGTATCCGAGCGCTGGCGTATATCCATCATCGGCAACATTCGCCAATTTTGATATTGTTGAATTGCTTATTTTTAACAAGGCTTTATCTGCATTAGAAAAATTTAATATTGAACGCTATTTAAGCATTAAACACGATATAACGCTTTCCACCTTAACACCATCAACAACTTTACTTCCTGACACAGATTTATTTATTCCATGGTAAGGGGGTGCAAAAATGACTATTTATATCCCTGTAGATTTAACCAACTATTACAGACCGCAAACATTACAAATAGAAGATGAAATAAACGCAAGAAGTACAGCGCGTTTTGGATTGGTAGATGCAACGGGGGCGCTGGATATTGTCGATGGCGTACCAGTGGAAGTTTATGACTATTTAGGCGCTTTGATTTTTGGCGGTTTCGTCATGTATCCGAATCGCATAAACCCAATGCAAACAGACGCTATTTTCTATGATGTCGAAGCGATTGACCAGCACCAAATCGCGGATCGTTATCTAGTCGCCGAAGCATACACCAGCCAAACGTGCGGTTATATTGTAAATGACTTAATAACAAAATATTTATCCGCAGACGGTGTAACCGCCGGAACGATTCAGGCAGGTATCGTTATGGACGTTGCGAAATTCCCACGCGTCGGAACAGTAACCGAAACGATAGACCAACTAGCTGAGATTTGCGGCTTTATTTGGTATATCGACTTCGACAAAACATTGCATTTTAAGGAGCGCACAACGGAAATAGCAGGTTATAACCTAGTAGACAATTCGCCAATTTTGAACATTAACCTTCGCCAAAACAGAAGCCAGTACCGAAATAGACAATACATTCGAGGCGGACAGACACCAACGGATAGCCAAATAACAAATGAATCACCTTCACCGAAGCCGGACGGAGTAGCACGAACATTTGTCACACGCTATCCCATCGCGCAAGCGCCTTCAATTACGGTCAATGGTTCGCCAGTTGCATCGGATCAGATTGGAGTAAATGGCGTTGATGGTCAAACCGTACCGCTTCAATGGTATTGGAGTTATGGAAGCAACACGATAACGCAAGATTCGAATCAAACTGTTCTTGGGACTTCTGACACAATAACCATTTCATATATTGGACTTATTCCGCTATTAGTTGTGGTGGAAGATGCCGCCGCGATTGCAAGCCGAGCCGCGATAGAAAATGTATCAGGTGTTTATGAAGCGCTTGAAA